GATAGGCGCGTTTAAGTCTAACTTGTTTAAAAAGATTGTAAACGACAAAGAGCAAAAAGCAAAAACAGCTAAGACTTTTAAGGAATCTCTTGACTGATTTAGCGGTTGAGCTGTTACCTTGGCAGCAGGAAGTCTGGGAAGACGCTACACGCTTTAAAGTGGTAGCTGCTGGTAGACGTACAGGAAAGAGTAGACTAGCTGCTTGGCGGTTAATCATCAGCGCGTTGTCTGAGAAGAAAGGTCAGGTGTTCTACGTTGCCCCTACACAGGGTCAGGCTAGAGACATTATGTGGCAGTTGCTGCTGGAGCTAGGGCACAACGTTATAGCGTCAGCACACGTTAACAACCTACAGATTAAGCTGATCAATGGCTGCACCATCTCTCTAAAAGGTGCTGATAGACCAGAGACCATGCGTGGTGTTAGCTTGAAGTTCCTGTGTATGGATGAGTACGCAGACATGAAGCCAGAGGTGTGGGAGCAAATCCTACGCCCTGCTCTAGCGGATCAGAAGGGTGATGCGCTCTTTATTGGTACACCTATGGGTCGTAACCACTTCTACGATCTATACCAGTACGCTAGTATCTCTGAAGACCCTACGTTCAAGGGCTATCACTTCACTAGCTACGATAACCCACTACTTGATCCTGAAGAGATTGAAGCAGCTAAAGGCTCTATGTCAGCCTTCTCATTCCGTCAGGAGTTTATGGCATCCTTTGAGGCGCATGGCAGTGAACTCTTTAAAGAAGAAGATGTTAGATTTAGTGAGGAAGAACCTACTGATGGTAATTATTACATTGCTGTCGATTTGGCAGGATTTGCAGATGTACAGAAAGTCACGACTAAAACCAAACGACTTGACCAGACGGCAATTGCTGTGGTTAAAGCGGGCGTCGAAGGCTGGTGGGTTGCTAATATCATACATGGCCGTTGGGGCGTCGAAGAGACTGCCAGACGAATCTTTGAAGCAGTCAGAGACTACCAGCCAGTCGCAGTAGGTATTGAGAAGGGCGCGTTAAAGAACGCTGTCCACCCCTACCTCAACGATATAATGAAGAAGAACCAGACATTCTTTAGGGTGGAAGAGCTAACACACGGCAACAAGAAGAAGACAGATAGGATCGTGTGGGCACTACAAGGCCGCCTAGAACACGGTAACTTAACACTGAACAAAGGTAAGTGGAATGCTCAGTTCCTAGACGAGTTGTTCCAGTTCCCTAACCAATTAGTCCACGATGACTTGATAGATGCTCTTGCATACATTGACCAGTTAGCTAAGGTCTCGTATGCTTTTGACTATGAAGAAGAGGACTACGAATTCCTAGACAAATACGCAGGCTACTAACTATGGAACTAGAAGGCAACGACAACTTCGCTACAGAGCAGCACCTAGAAAACTGGGTAATTGAAAAGTGTGACTCATGGCGTGACCACTTTGAAGCTAACTACTCACAACGCTTTGAAGAATACTACCGTCTCTGGCGTGGTCAGTGGTCTCCACAGGATCGCACACGAGACACTGAACGCTCTAAGATTATCTCTCCTGCGCTACAGCAGGCTGTTGAGTCTTCAGTAGCAGAGCTAGAGGAAGCTACCTTTGGCCGTGGCAAGTGGTTTGACATTAAAGATGATGTCTACGATCAAGACCCTAACGACATTGCTTTGCTGCGTAACGCGCTAGAGCAAGACTTTAAAAAGAACATGGTGCGTAAGTCAGTGGCTGAGTGTCTAATCAACGCTGCTGTATTCGGTACAGGCATTGCTGAGATTGTTCTTGAAGAAGAAAAAGAGATGAAGCCTGCTACACAGCCTGTAATGGGTGGTGAGCTTACAGCCGTAGGTGTTAACATACAAGATCGTACATGCGTCAAGTTACGCCCTGTAATGCCACAAAACTTCCTAATTGATCCAGTAGCTACAGACATCCAGTCTGCGCTGGGTTGTGCAGTAGATGAGTTTGTGTCAGCTCACTCAGTAGAGCAGCTACAGGAAAGCGGTGTGTACCGTGACGTACCGTTAGAGCTAGCTTCTACAGACTTTGACATTGAACCAGACCAAGAGCTTACTCAGTTTGAAGATGACAAAGTTAGACTGACTAAATACTACGGCCTTGTTCCTCGCCACCTGCTAGACAAGTCAATGAAAGAACCAGACTCAGAAGAAGAAGTTGTAGAGCTTGGTGACGAAGAAGACGATTCCTATTATGTAGAGGCTGTTGTTGTTATTGCTAACGGCGGTGTCTTGCTAAAGGCATCTAAGAACCCGTACATGATGGAAGACCGTCCTGTCGTAGCATTCCCATGGGATGTCGTTCCTAGCCGCTTCTGGGGTCGAGGAGTATGTGAGAAAGGCTACAACAGTCAAAAGGCGTTAGACACAGAACTACGCGCTCGTATTGACGCTCTAGCACTGACTATACACCCAATGATGGCTATGGATGCTTCCCGTATGCCTCGTGGTGCTAAGCCCTCTATACAGCCCGGTAAGACCATTCTAACCAACGGCAACCCTGCTGAGATTCTACAGCCCTTTAACTTTGGTAATGTTAACCAGATTACCTTTGCACAGGCTCAGGCGTTGCAGACTATGGTACAGACAGCTACAGGCGCTATTGACAGTGCTGGTATCTCTGGCTCTATCAACGGTGATGCTACTGCTGCTGGTGTATCTATGTCACTAGGCGCTATCATCAAGCGTCACAAGCGTACACTGATTAACTTCCAAGAAGCATTCCTTATTCCTTTTGTGACTAAGGCAGCTTGGCGTTATATGCAATTTGAACCTGAACTGTATCCAGTTGCTGACTACAAGTTCCACACCTCTAGCTCACTAGGTATCATTGCCCGTGAGTACGAAGTTACACAGCTTGTCCAGTTGCTACAAACTATGTCACCAGACACACCAATGTATCCTAAGCTGGTTACGTCTATTATTGACAACATGAACCTGTCTAACCGTGAAGAGCTTATTGCTACTCTTGAGCAAGCCAACCAGCCTAACCCAGAAGCTGAACAACAAGCTATGCAAGCACAACAAGCAGCACAGCAAGCACAGCTGGCTTTCCAAGCTGCACAAGCCGCTGCTCTCAACGGACAAGCGCAAGAGTCTGCTGCACGTAGTCAGAAGCTGGCCATGGAAGCTCAAGCTATACCTCAAGAGCTGGAGATTGACCGTATTAAAGCAGTAACTACCAATCTTAAAGCAGGAGATGCAGATGACAAAGAGTTCCAAAAACGTCTTGACATCTCCAAACAGTTACTCAAGGAACGTGAAGTAGCAGTAAAAGAAGGAAACGTAGCTCCTTCGTCAGCTCCTCAACAGCCACAAGGAATGATGCCTAATGGTCAGCAATAGAGACTTAGAAAACGTAGTATCTCAAGTAAATGTAAAGTTTGAGGAACTGTTTAAGAAGATTGCACAACTTGAGAAACAAATAGCAGAAACAGGAGCTAAGAATGCCAGCAAAAAAACCAGACCCAAGACTAGCTAGAGCAGGAGTCAGTGCGTATAACAAGCCAAAGCGAACCCCTAGCCACCCCAAGAAAAGCCACGTTGTTGTGGCGAAGCAGGGTGATCAAATCAAGACCATCCGATTTGGAGAGCAAGGGGCATCGACAGCAGGCAAACCCAAAGCGGGTGAATCTGACCGTATGAAAGCTAAAAGAGCTAGTTTTAAAGCTAGACACGGCAAGAACATAGCTAAAGGTAAGATGTCAGCGGCTTATTGGGCCGACAAAGAGAAGTGGTAGTACACTTATATGTACAGAAAAATGCAATAAATGTACACTTTACGCTACAATGTATAGTATATGTAACATTTTAACTATAAATAACAGGAGAGATTTATGCCACAAGGTGCCGGAACATACGGATCTAAAGTAGGACGACCAGCTAAAAAGAAAGAAGCAGTAAAGCCAAAGCGTGCTCGCTCAATGCCAATGACTGACAAGCAAGCTAAAGCAGCTATTGCAGCTCTGAAGAAAGACAAAGCTAAGAAGCCTAAGAAGTAATGAAGGGCCAGACACACGGTGGTAAAGGTAGCGCACAGCGCAATACAGACTCAAAGAAGTTTGCTGCTAACTATGACGCTATCTTTGGCAAAAAGAAATCTGACAAAAAGAAGAAATAATGCTTGACATTGT